CCGCAAGGCAACTATCAACTGGGTAATGCAACCACTAGGCATTAATACTCAGGACAAATATTTGGACAAAAAATTTTGGCTTGATTCTAGCGATCGGCTAATGTATGAGGGTAAGGCTCCTGAACTTTCCGAAACCAAGTCTGCTAGAATGCCTGCTTTTTTTGAGCATTCTAATGTAAACCTACCCCAATATGCCTGATCTAAACCTCCTTGACGTTCGTGGTATGACCGCTAACGCTATGCTTAATAAGCTTCAAGAGACATTTCCACCCACCACCCCTACACCCGAAGATACACTTGAAAAAATTATGTACCGATCCGGTCAACGTAGTGTCGTTGAGTGGGTCGTAAATTATATGGATGAAAACTCATGAGCAGAGAAAGCCGTCGGCGTAAAAGAAAAGAACGCAAAAGAAGGAAGCAGGCGGAGCGTCAAGCACGCCGGGATTTGAGAGACCAGTTAAAGGTGGCTCAAGAGCAAGCTGCTGCTGCCCAGGCAAGTATTGCTGAACAAATGCGTATTGATGCTGAAGAACGTAAAAAACAACAAGATCTTTTTACCACAGAATTATTAAAAATACAGGACAAAGCAGCTGCAGATATGCAAGCAATGCAAGACCAACAAGCTGCAGATGAAAGGGCGCGTGTTGAGCGTGAAAGGATTTCAGCATCTAACCAAGCATTTGCAAATAGAGCAGCTGCTGGCCTGCAAATCCGACCAGCTGCTAGCACGCCTTCTGCAGCAGGTACTCCCCAGTTTAAACGTAGAAAACAGCAGTTTGCCTCTAGGCGTTCAGCTTACGGTGGACTCAGTACAACTCAATCTAGCAATATTAACATCTGATGACTGCTAAATCACGCTATGACAGATTGTCTTCAGACCGTTCCCAGTTTCTAAACAGTGCTAGACAAGCAGCAGATCTAACTCTACCTTATCTTATCAGAGAAGATGAGCACTTTACTAAAGGTGCTCTTAAACTTACTACACCCTGGCAATCAACTGGAGCCAAAGGTGTGGTGACGCTTGCAAGTAAACTTATGCTTGCATTGCTACCACCACAAACCAGTTTCTTTAAACTCCAGGTTAACGATATTAATCTTCCTGAAGAGCTTGGTCCTGAGATTAGATCAGAACTTGACTTGTCGTTTGCTAAAATTGAACGCACCATCATGGAATCCATTGCGGCTTCCGGTGATCGTGTTGTAGTTCATCAAGCACTTAAGCATCTTGTTGTTGCTGGTAATGCTCTTATCTTCATGGGTAAGGATGGGCTTAAGCTTTATCCGCTCAACCGCTATGTGGTAGATAGAGATGGTAACGGTAATGTTATTGAAATCGTAACAAAAGAAACAATCTCGAAAAAATTACTCAAAAAATTTTACCCCGATTTCAAACCAAATGAATATGACTCAGTAGTTGACGATGCATCTGGCCGAGATGATGAATGTGATATTTATACACACGTCACTTTGGATAACAACAGATGGATCTGGCACCAAGAGGTATACGATAAGATCCTTCCCAAGTTCATGGGTAAGGCTCCTGTTGACGCAAACCCATGGCTTGTGCTACGATTCAACCACGTGGACGGAGAAGTCTACGGACGTGGTAGAGTCGAGGAGTTCATCGGTGACCTCAAGTCACTTGAAGCACTGTCACAAGCCATCGTTGAAGGCTCCGCTGCAGCTGCTAAGGTAGTGTTTACTGTCAGCCCAAGCAGTACCACCAAGCCCCAGACACTTGCTAAGGCAGGTAACGGTGCTATCATCCAGGGACGACCTGATGACATTGGTGTAGTGCAGGTTGGGAAGACAGCTGACTTCCAGACTGCCTATCAAATGATCGGCTCTCTGACTCAACGTCTCAGTGAAGCATTCTTAATCCTTAATGTTAGGGACTCTGAACGCACTACAGCTGAAGAGGTGCGGATGACGCAACTTGAACTCGAACAACAACTTGGTGGATTATTCTCCCTGTTGACTGTTGAGTTCCTTGTACCTTATCTAAACCGTAAGCTCAGTATGGCTCAAAAGACTGGTGAAATCCCACGTCTTCCTAAGGGTGGTATTGTCAGACCCACTATAGTGGCTGGTATTAATGCCCTTGGTCGTGGTCAAGATCGTGAAAGCCTTGCACAGTTCCTTACTGTCATTGCTCAAACTGTCGGACCCGAAGCCATTGCTCAGTTTGTCAACACTGATGAAGTTATCAAGCGTTTGGCTGCTGCCTCTGGTATTGACGTGCTCAACCTTGTGAAGAGCATGGATGAACAACAGGCTGAAGCTGAAGCTGCTGCACAACAACAGCAACAGATGCTTGCACAACAACAGATGCCTCAAATGGCAGCCGTTGATCAAAAACGTGAACAAGCTGCAATGCAAATGATGCAGCAAGAACAATCTCAAATTCCTGAACCACCACAACCACCAACAGCATGAGCGAAACTCTTACGATGAATGAAACACCTGCTGATCAGCCAGAATTTAATGCTGATGAGCAAGACTCCCTGCAGGTTGCTGAGTCTCTTGAGGGTGGAGAGCAACCGCTACTCGCTGGTAAATTCAAAGACCAAGGCGAGTTAGAAAAAGCATATCTTGAACTGCAAACTAAACTCGGAGAACCACGCGATGAAGTACAAACCACCGAAGACGAAGGCGAGCCAGCAGAACAAGAAGAAGAAGTAAACGATGCACCTGAATCTGAGCAACTTACTCAAGAACAAGCTAACGAACTTTATCAAATGGTAGGAGGCGAGCAAGAGTATAGGGCTATGCTTAATTGGGCAGGTACTAACTTGTCGCAAGAAGAGATTCAGATGTATGATGCAGTCATGGAGACTGGTAATCCCAATGCAATCTTCTTTGCTGTCCAAGCTCTTAACAACCAGTATGTTGATTCAGTAGGTACTGACGGGCAGTTGTTGACTGGTCGTAGTGCTTCTGATTCAGGTTCTGCATTCCGCAGTCAGCAAGAACTGGTTGCTGCAATGTCTGACCCACGATACGATCGCGACCCTGCATACCGCCAAGAGGTTATGCAAAAACTTGAAAACTCTGACGTACAATTCTAATGACCGTTACCACCAACGAACGCGGACAACAAAACCTCTTTGCAAAAGAACCCACCATGTACACTGACGACAACTACACTGTGACTCACAACGAAAAAGCTGAGATGCTTAACGGTCGCCTGGCAATGCTGGGTGTGATGGCTGCGCTTGGAGCGTACGCATTAACTGGTCAAATTATTCCTGGAGTATGGTGATGCCACAAGGTAAAGGAACTTACGGTACCAAGAAAGGTCGTCCCCCTAAGAAAGGGAGCAAAAAGTAATGGCTAAACAAGGTCTCTACGCTAACATCCACGCAAAACGAATGCGTATCGCCAAGGGCTCTGGCGAGAAGATGCGTAAGCCTGGGAGCAAAGGCGCTCCCACGGCTGCCAACTTCAAACGAGCTGCTAAAACTGCTAAGAAAAAATGATTACTTGCCCTGATTGCACGCCAGCCCAGCAGTATGTTCTGGAGCAACTGCAGACTCGTGCTGAAGTTACCGACAAAACTGCCCTGGCTGTGCTCCTGGGCAACATCGAACAAGAGTCCAACTTCCGCCCCAAGGTATGTGAGGGTGGGGCCATTGTGCCTTACGATCAGTGCCTGAGAGGGGGCTACGGGCTCATACAATGGACCAGTCAAGCCCGTTATGATGGATTGGGTGCGTTCTGTAAACAGTGGCGTTGTGACCCATCCTCGTTGGAGGGTCAAACACGCTACATGATTAATGAAATGGAGTTCAGAGATGATCTCTATTCGTTTCAACTAAAACATCAAACCGTTGAGTACTATATGAACTCTGCCTACTATTGGTTAGGCTGGGGTATTTATGGTAATCGCGGTCAGTACACTTATTCTTTTTTAAACAAGCTACAATGAAATCTATTATCGCTTCCGGTCTCCTCCTCGGCATGGCACATGGTGCTGCTATTGCTGGTCCCTACGTGAACGTTGAAAACAACGCCGGTTTTACTGGCTCTGACTTTACTGGTCATGCAACTGACTTCCATGTTGGTTATGA